TGAGTAATGTTAGCTGTAGTTTTGTTGCTTGCTTGGATGCACCCATATAATAAGAACAACGTTTTAATTTAAGGTTGTGGGTTTTTATTCTGGACGTGATGGAGAACTCTACATAGCGGGTTCAGACACTAAAGCAGCCAAGGTTCAGTCTTGGTCTTTTTCTAGTTCAATGGCTGTTTTAGAAACAACCTCACTAGGAGATACAGATAGAACTTTAAAAGCAGGGGTAAGAAGTTATTCAGGTAGTTGCCGTTTGTTCTATTACGTTGCTAGTCCTGCTTCTGGTGCGGATTCAAACTTAAACGCAATCTTAACCAATGCGATTAAAACAGGAAGTTCAGCAGGAGATGGTGAAAATGATGCTTCACCTGAGATTGTATTAAAGCTGCGAATGACAACAGGCTCTTCAGATATTCGAGATATTCAATTCTCTGTTTTTATTACAGGCGTTTCGATGAATACCGCAGTAGGAGAAGTTGCTTCTGCTGATATTAGTTGGGAAGCTAATGGTGCTCCTTATGGCAACACAACTTTGGTTGATTGATGAGCGTTTACTTTGGACAATCTGGACAAATTGCCCTAAAAAGGGACACGTTAAGCAGTGGGATTCAAACAACGTTAGATCCTTTTGATGTCAACACAGGCAGCAAAAGATTTAGCCTTGATCACAGTACTGGTTCGTTAATTACAGGAGATGAAGTAGAAATAAAAACTGCTGACGGTTCAACTCTTGAACTTGTTGATGGACATAGTTACCCAGATGGAAAGTGGTTTATCAATATTGATCCTGTTGGCGGTATTCGTTTATTTAGTACATTTGCAGCAGCTATAGAAGGTTTACAAGCAAATGCTTTAACCCTTGTAGCTCCAAGTGCTTCTAAAGATGTTGTTCTTACAACCAAGAATGACAATTTCAGGCATTTAGCAAAGGTTAGGGATTTTGAAATGACAACGAGTAGAGAACAAATTGATTTAACAAATCTTGGAGATGAATTTAGAAATCAATATGAAGCTGGATTAATTAGTGGTCAAGGCTCAATGAATTGTATTTGGGAGCATACTTATGAATCAGAAGATCGTGCAAATAATTATGGAACCGATCCAGAATTTCCTTTCTATCTTGCTCAATTAGTGGTTCGTACTCAGCAAGGTTCGGATTTTGATGGTGTCTTTTATATCTATAGAGATAACAATAATGCAAAAAATAACGTTTATTATGAAGCGAATTGCATCATTACAAACGTTGCTGTAACTGTATCTGCGTCCGAAATTATTGAGACAAGAATTGAATTTATAACAAATGGAGCGATTGCTTTAAAGATTGGAGATACTCCTGGTGTCCTATTACAAGAAGACACAGATCGTATTCTTCAGGAAAATGATAGTCGCATAATGCTCGAACAGGTTTAAACTGTTTGCAAAGGTGTTTCGTTAATTTGTAATGGCAGATCTGAAAATTACGGGTTTACCCGCATTAGCTGAAGCGGGTATTCAGTCAACGGATGTGCTCGCACTTGCAGACATTAGTGCAACTGAGACCAAAAAGGTAACTGTTAAAGATTTAGTTGCAGCAGCCGCACAGTTTTTAGATGCAGGAGATATACCAGCAGCAAAGGTTGGAACGTTAGGAACGAACCAAGTAGCAACTGGAGCAATACAGGATGGAGCTGTTAGTAATGTCAAGCTTGCAAATTCAAGTATCTCTCTTGGCGGGGTTAGTATTGCTCTTGGGGCTACAGATGCTACTCCTGCTTTTAACTTGGCAGATGCAACTGGATACCCTACATCTTCTTTAACAGGAACGATTACTAATGCTCAACTGGCTGGAAGTATTGCAGGAACGAAGTTATTAGATACAACAGTTACTTATGCAAAGTTAAATATTAGTGATGGAGATATTCCTGGTGCAAAGTTAACTGCTTCTAGCGTTACTGCAAGTCATTTGGCTGCAAATTCCGTGGGGGCTAGTGAGCTGGCAGACAACAGCGTGGATACTGCGGCTCTATCTGCAAGCTGTGTGACTGCTGCAAAGATAGCTACAGACACAATTACTGCTAATCAAATTGCTGCAAATGCGATTGGAGCGTCAGAACTAGGAAACGCAAGTGTTGATGTTAATGCTCTTCAAGACAACGCCGTAACAACAATAAAAGTACTTGACGCAAACATTACTGCTGCGAAACTTGCTGCAAACTTACCTGGAACAATTCTTGCCACAGGAGCAATTGGGTCTACTCAACTTGCTGCTGATTCTGTAACTGCTTCTGAATTAGCAAACAACGCTGTAGATACTGGAGCTATAGCAACGTCAGCCGTAACAGATGCAAAAATTGCTAGTGGAATTGGTGGAGCAAAAATAACTGATGGAACGATTACAGCAGCGAAATTAGCAACAGCAAATATTGATAGATCACTAAACGTAGCGTCAGGGAATCTTGGAATTAATAACACAGTTACAGCCGCTACTCGTTCTGGAATTACATATAACGCTCAAGGATTAATTACTGGAACAGTTGCTCTTGCTGCTGCTGACTTACCTGTTGCTACTGCGTCTGCTGTTGGTGGTGTCTCAGTTGGTACTGGTTTAAGTGTTAGTGGAGCAGGTGCATTATCACTTACAAATAGTGTTACTGGAGCAACAGTTAGTGGAATAACTTTTAACAATCAAGGAATGATTACTGCTGCTACAGGATTAGTTGCTAGTGATCTTCCAGTTGCAACAACAAGTGCTAAAGGTGCTGTACAAATTACTTCTGGAGGAGGTTTAACTGTTGATGGAGCAGGAGCTTTAACTACTTCTACAAGTGGAGTTAGTGCTGGAACGTACCAATCAGTTACCGTTAATACTAAAGGTGTAGTTACAGGAGGTGCATCTCTTACCGCAGCGTTAATCCCATCACTTGCTGCAAGCAAAATAACAAGCGGAAGTTTTGATGCTGCACGGATTGGAACTTCTACTATTAGCGGAGCCAAATTAGCTGATTCTTCCGTTTGCAAATTTACTGGTGCAACTTCTACTTCTGGAGTTGTTACTTTCCCAACAGCAGAGTTCAAAGGCCAGTTTTTCTACGACCTGACCAATGATGACTTATACGTGTATGACGGATCAGCGTTCCAGCCAGTAACGATTACTTCAGGTGAGATTATATATGCTGGAAACTATAGAGCAGATACCAATAAAATTACTACACTTACAGCCGCAGGTACAGCACAAGGATTCACAGTTGGGGCAGCGTTACAAGCCGCTGATGCTGCAAATAATCGTTATTACTTTGTCTGTGATAAGTCAGGAACAGGAACTTCACCAGCTCCAACGGTAACAATTAACCCTCCTGACATGATCCTAAGTAATGGAACATCGTGGGAAAAACTTGATATTTCAAACTTTATCGCTGGTCAGGTAGCAAGTAATATTTCAGTCACAGCGGCAGGAGGTATTCAAAATACAAACGTTCAGTCTGCTTTAGAAGAATTAGATACAGAAAAATTAAGTCTTACAGGTGGAACAATTACGGGCCAATTGTTAATTGGTAATGCTGGAAGTCTTGTCTTCGAGGGGGCAACTGCGGACGCATTTGAGACAACATTGCAGGTACAGGATCCGACCACTTCAGACAAAGTAATAACTCTTCCAAACGTAACTGGAACAGTAATCACAACTGGAGATTCAGGAACAGTTACTAGCACAATGTTGGCTGATGGAACAATAGTTAATGCTGATATAAATGCCTCTGCTTCAATAGCTTTAAGTAAATTAGCGGCTGTTACTTCTGCTCAGATTATTGTTGGTAATGGATCAAACGTTCCAACAGCAGTAGCCGTTACAGGAGATATAGGAATAACAAATGCAGGTTTAACTTCTATTACTGCCGGAGCGATTGTTAACGCTGACATCAATGCTAGTGCTGCAATTGCCGGATCAAAGATTGTTGCTGGAACGACTTCCGTTGTTGGTGTTGTTCAGTTAGTTGACTCAACTTCAAGCACAAGTACAACTCTTGCGGCTACAGGTGCTTCTGTTAAAGCAGCTAAAGATGCTGCTGATGCTGCTGCCACGACTGCTAACGCTGCATTGCCTACAACTGGTGGAACGTTAACTAATAACTTAATTATTGATAATGCCAAGCAAATAAGATTTGCAGAGGCAGATTCTAACGGTTCAAATTATTTATCTTTCCAAGCTCCAGACACTTTGGCGGCTGATGTTTCTTACACACTTCCAAGTGCAGCTCCTACATCTAGTGGTCAAGTTTTATCAAGTACAACAGGAGGTGTTTTAAGTTGGACTACTGCTGCATCAACCCCTGGAGCTGGAACAATAACAGCAGCAATGATTGCTTCTGGTCTTCAGTTAACTACTACAGACGCACAATATAATACTGTTGCTGGTACAAATGCAGGAGATAGTTTTGATGGAACAAATGCAACACATAATACTTTATTTGGATATAACGCAGGTACCGCAATAACAACAGGAGATAGAAATACTGCTATTGGTAAGGATGCTTTAATAGATAACACAACAGGTTCTGATAACCTTGCTGTTGGTTTTAATGCTTTAAATGATAATACTACTGGTGATGGTAATACAGCTTTAGGTGATTCTGCATTAGACGCAAACACAACCGCAGATAACAACACTGCTGTTGGTTATGGTGCAATGACTACAAACACAACAGGAATAGAAAACGTAGCTGTTGGTGCTAATGCTTTAGCTGCTAATACTACAGCTAATTGGAATACTGCTGTTGGCTACAATGCTTTATCTGATAACTCAACAGGTGTTGCCAATGTCGCTGTAGGTAATTGGGCTGCAAAAGCTACTACTACGGGAGGTTATAATACTGTTATTGGTCAATCTGCTTTTCAAACTAATACTACTGGAAGTTATAACGCTGCCTTTGGTAGACAAGCACTATACGCTAATACAACAGCGCCAGGAAATACTGCTATTGGTTATAACAGTTTAAAAGAAAATACTACAGGTGAATATAATGTTGCTGTAGGTTTTGGTGCGTTAGATGTTAATACAACTGCTAGTAACAACATTGCTGTAGGAGCAAGTTGTTTAGGTGCTAATACTACTGGAACAGACAATGTAGCTGTAGGTGCAAGTGCGTTAGCTGCAAACACAACTGCATCTCATAATACTGCTTTAGGAAGATTTGCACTAAAAGATAATACAACCGCAGAGCATAACGTTGCTGTAGGTAGATATGCATTAAAGTTAAATACAACTGGTGGTCTAAATTGTGCTTTAGGTTCTTCTGCTTTGGAGAACAACACAACAGGTGCTAATAACGTTGCTATAGGTCATGAATGTTTAGAAGAAAATACAACTGCTTCTAATAACACAGCAGTTGGCCTTTATTCACTTACAGCAAACACAACAGGAACACCGAATACTGCTATTGGATATGATTCCCTGAAAACAAATACAACAGGTGGTTATAACGTTGGTTTAGGTGATAGGGCGTTAAATTCAAATACAACTGGTGGTTATAATACTGCTGTAGGTAGTCAAAGTTTATATAGCAACACAACTCAATCTAATCTTACTGCTGTCGGTTATCAAGCATTATCAGCTAACACTTCAGGAGACAATCAAACTGCTGTTGGTTATGAAGCATTAGAAAGTACTACAACTGGAGGAAGTAATACGGCTGTTGGTTATCAATCAATGAAAGCTAATACAACAGGTGCTAATAACACTGCTGTAGGAAGACTATCATTAGATGCAAACACAACAGGTGGTTATAATACTGCTATTGGTGGTCAAGCTTTAGGTGGAAATACAGAAGGTAACTATAATACTGCTGTTGGTTTTTATGCAGGTTATTCAAATACAACTGGTAATAGAAATACTGCTGTAGGTTATTATGCTTTAAAAACAAACACTGAAGGACATACTAATACTGCTCTTGGTAGAGAATCACTGTATTCAAATACAACAGGAGATAATAATACTGCTGTTGGTAATGGTGCTTTATATTACAACACGACTGCAGATAGTAACACTGCTGTTGGTAGTAATGCCTTACTCTCAAATACAACTGGCCATTCAAACGTAGCTCTAGGTCATGATACTTTAGAGCAAAACACAACTGCAGATAGAAACACTGCTGTTGGTTTTGAAACAATGAAAATAAACACAACAGGAGAGCAATGTACTGCTGTTGGAGCTTATGCTTTAGATGATAATACTACAGGAAATTATAACACTGCTTTTGGTGATTCTGCATTAGGATCAAATACAACTGCATCTCAGAATACTGCTATCGGTAAAAGTGCAGGAGCTAGTGTAACTACAGGAAATGATAATGCTTTAGTTGGACACTATTCTGGAATTAATTTAACAACTGGTGCTGGTAACGCTGCTGTTGGTAGAGATACTTTAAGGACTGCTTCAACTGGTTATGATAATGTTGCTATAGGTCTAAATTCACTATATGAGACAACAACTGGTTATTCCAATACTAGTGTTGGAAAGACTTCTGGTTATGATCTTACAACAGGTCATAATAATTTAACGCTTGGTAGAGATGCTGGTAGAGCAAATTCCCCTTCAGGTGCGATAACAACAGGAAACGATGCTGTATGTCTTGGTAATAATGATATTCAGAATCTTTACTGTGCTGATACATCTATTAGCTCCTCTGACTCTAGGGATAAAACAGATGTTACCAACTTTACTCATGGATTAAATTGGATCAATCAATTAAACCCCATTACATATCGTTGGGACAAGCGTTCTTGGTACGACAACAGCACACCAGATGGAAGTAAGAAACGTAATAAGAAACATATTGGATTCTTAGCTCAAGATGTCCTGGCTGTCGAAGGTAATCCAACAGATAAAGATGATATGTTAATTGTTAATCTCAACGAAGATAACACAGCATACGGTTTGAAATATGAAAGATTGGTTCCTGTTTTAGTGAACGCAATTAAAGAACTATCCGCAAAAGTAACAGCATTGGAGGCAGCATAACTATGGCATTAACACAAGCCTCTGAAGGAGGATTAAAAATTAGTAATGA